CCCCCCCCTACTGCCACGCTCGCACAGGCTTATTAGCTCTACGGCGAATGCGTATATTGCTGTCTTTTACATATCCAATCACATCGCCTTTATATTCTTTAGCCTCACGATAGGCCACTAATATTTGAGTAAATTCTATGTATGGCTTGCACTTGCTATGACAGCCTACATAACGCTCTGTACAATTCTTACATGGTGATTTTGACATAATACTCACCCCTTATTTTCCAGTACTCCCAAAGCCGCCAACCCCTCGGCTGGTTTCGCTTAATTCCTCTACCTCTTGAATTTGAACGCTAGGCACAGGCACAATTACACCTTGCACTAATCGCTCCCCTGTCTCTGCCGTCCATGCAATGTGGTGTGTATTTTGTAGTAACGCACACACCTCGCCTCTGTAGTCGCTATCAATCACGCCTACACTATTTGGCATTCTGAGCGGTGTTGTCCATGTGCTGCTGCGTGGAATGAGCAGCATTACATACCCCTCTGGAATTTCCACAGCTACGCCGAGCGGTACTTTCTTAGAAAAATTTGGCTCAAATCGTACTGGCTGCGGTAGGTAAAAGTCCATACCAGCAGCTCCCTGCGTGCCTTGTTTCGGTAGTTGTACGTTTTTATTGAGTTTCTTGATTTTTATATTTAGCATTTTCAGCTCTCCTCTTGCTCATTTTCTCGTTTCTATGAATAGCACCTAATTTACAGCCGCATGATCTACTGCATGTAGTGCGTATTTTCTGATATTTACCTTTATCGAACACCTTGCCGCATATTACGCATACGGCGTGTTTCTTTTGCTGTTGTTTTAGCGCTTTATGGTACGCTCTAGGCGTTGCTGCGCAATCGTGCATAGTGTCCTCATTCCACACATTTAAATGTGTTAGGAATTGCGGTATTTTATTTTTAAAGCGCTCGCTTAGTCTGCTATTGCAATATTCGCTCATGATGTACCTCGTTAATTCCTTGAATTTCCTCGATGATAGCTGCTTTTGCCTCATTAAATAGCTCTGTATCGTCGCCAGCCACAATATGCAGTGCTTGCTCTACCACATCGCAGGCAAAGGATAAAAGCTCTACTGTGTTACATTCCTCTGCTGCGAGTGCAAAATGCTTGCCGTCATATTCGGCTTTAATGTTTCTATTCATAGGCACCTCGCTAGTCTTGAATTACTAATTTTTCGATTTCAAGGTCGATACAGTCAACGTATACATCAAGCACATTCGGCACTTTGCCGCAGTCAATTGTGATTTGATCATTGATAGTTTTTAGTACTTGCTCTTTAAGCTCCTCGGCGTGAGCCTCACTATTAGCATTAAGCCAAATATCAAGGCCAATAGTACCTATCAGCTGCAATCTGTATTCTTTCTCATTCATGGTGTGTGATGTCCTTTCTTAATGAGTTTTCTGTATTCTTTGTATGATATTGAGGCTGGGGCTTTGGGTTTCGCCTTAGCCCCTGCCGTGGCACCTCTTGGGCTTTTAACTCGTTTCGTGGTGTCGCACTTTCGAGCTTTTGCTTTTACATATTCCTCGCATAATACGCTGTTCTCGGTTATTTGATGAATTATAATCTCGACTCTTGGGTTATTTTTATCGAGCCCAGCGATCATTGAGCCGTCATAATTGACGATGTATTTATCATCATCAATCACGCCAGCCGCTTGTAATATATCTGAGGTGGCCTGCAATAGGCCAACCAAATCTGGCCAATGTGCTCGGTCTTGTAAATAGTAGCGGCACAGTACCGATACTGGCCCATGAACAGCCTGCACTCGAGCCAGCTGCATAAGAGCAACTTTTTCATATGCTTGAAACGCTTTTGACGGTAAGATTACACGTTTATTACCTCTGAATGCTATTTGGCTGCTGTTCTTTTTCGTTCTTGGTTGGCCCTGTATTACAATTTCCACGTTTTCACCTCTATATCTTTTGATTTATTTTCTAATTCTATGCACTAAATTTCGTTATTTTGCCCCCTCTCGCTATTCGCTCGATAATTCTATCGTGAGAATTTTAAACTCGCCTTATAGGGCGTTTAAATGAATTTTCATCATCTATGAGAGGCACCCATGAAAATGGCCTCTTGATATTCACCTCTCAACCTGTCATATATACGCTGGCTGTAATGGTCTTTAGTCCAGCCCTCGCTATAGTTAGTGGTAAGGATAATCGGCCGCATTCTGTTATAGCGGTCGATTATAATGCTCTCAACCTTTGCGGCTACCCATTCAGATTTTGAATATTCAGCCCCAAAATCATCGAGCAGCAAGAGCGGTATATTCCGCAGTTTTTGCTCATAACTCATGAACGCCACGCTATCGCCTTTTGATAAGGTGAGCATATTATCCAAGAGATTTGGCATTGAGATCATTAAGCACCCCTTGCCAATCGCTAGCGCCTCTTTTAACAGGCACACACCGAGAGAGGTTTTCCCTGTACCAGCTGGGCCTCTCAATATGAGGCCCTTGCCTGTGTTCAAATTCTGCTCTAGGTTCTGCCTGTATTCGTTGACTATGCGATAAGCCTCTTTGTTTTCCTTTGGAAATGTTCCATGCTGCTTTAAGTATTCAAAGCTCATGTCATAGTAGCGTTTAGGAATGCCAGCAACGCTATAGGTCTGATTTTTATCTTTTTGAATAATGACAGGCTTATCATAGATAGGCTTGATAAATTCATAATCAGCTTTGGCCGTGCACCCTGTCGTGCTCCGCTTGCCAATCGACTGTCTCCTCTTTAGAGCCTCGATTGTTGCCGTTACGTTTAATTGTTCCATTTTCTAACCTTTGATTTTTCAATATCCCCTCTACATAACGAATGCTCGATTTACCTTTCTCTTTTGCAATATTCACAGCCTCGCTTGTTTCTTGTAAGCCGTATTCGCTCACTAAATCATCAAGTATGCCTTTCACATAAGATGAGATAATTCCAAAATTCTCAACCCATAAATCATAGATTTCGATATTAGAAACACAGGGAGAGGAATTTACCTCTTTCTCTATATCTCTAGTTGTAGTTATAGCTATATCTCTATCTCTGTGTTCTAACTCTTTATATAACTCTTTATATAACTCTTTATGTAACTCTTTCTCTATCTCTCCGTTACACAAATGTTTCACTTGCGTTACATCAGCGTTACAATGTAACGCTTTTTTCTTATCTCGGTGCCTGCGAACCCTTGCAGCGACTGCAGTCTCGCACCCTGTACTATTTTTCGTGTCTGGCAAGTAATATTCATCCTCGGAACGCATTTCAAGCAAGCCACTATTTAAGAGATAAGTAACAGTAATCTGTACATTTTCCTCGCTTTCGTCGAGATCAAGAGCCAGCTCAGAGGAAAAGTTTTCCTCTAAGCCGTCAAAATAGAGTTTTCCCTCGCTCATAATTGAGCGTAAGAGCATTTTTAAATAAATAATTGTGTAGGTGTCGCCGCCTGCGATTTTTCTCAAACGCTTAATTTCTTTACGTTGGAAGAAATCTTTATGCAGCTTTAACCAAAAATATCGTTTAGGCTCTGCCATATATCCCCCTTTCTATTTGACTGGTGCGAATGTAATCACGTTTCTATCGCCTGTATGCCGATATAAGCCAATCTGTAGGCCATAATCTAAAATGCTTTTTACTGTATTAGCCTGTACGCCTGTTACCTTTTCGGTGCGTACCATAAAGGTAGGCGTATAAGGAACATCGGCCAGCTTTAATGCTGCGATATAATCTCTCACTTTCACCCAATCAGCGCCAAACTGAGCGAGCATTTTATCGTTATTCATGGCCGACTACCTCGCCTGTGTTAGCGTCGATAATCTCGCCAGCTACGTTGTAAGTGTCGCCGCTGTGTTCATCTGCTGCAGGTTCCTCATATTCTGCGTCGATAGTTTCGCCGCTGAAATCAGCGGCAAATTCGCCGTCTTTATTCATGCTAATTACGCCGCCGTCATTAGCAAGAGCTTGGCTCATCTGCACGCTTTCAATACTCAAAGGGCCATATTTTGAAAGTAGGCGTTTGAGTACAGTTTTCTCGGCCATAGTGTCAAAATCTGTAAGGCCCCATTTATCGGTGCCGCCTTTATAGTTTTTACTGTATTTCTTGGCGTGAGCGATCATATCGTCAAGCTCCATGAATAGCATTTTTTCAAAGCCATTAGTCAAGCGGAAATAAGCCAGATAACCGATAACTTTATCGCCTGTACGTTCGCCAAATTTAAACTTATCAAGTAGGCGGTTTTCATATTCGAGCTCGCCCTCGTATACTGTTTTAGCTCCAATATCTACATATTGGCCGCTGCGTTGGGCTAGTTGGATATAACCTTTATAACCGAGCTGGAATTGAGCCTCACTACCATAAGGCACGATATAGGCAAAACCTAAGCTCTGATTAATTGGCAGGTCTAACATAGCTGCCTGTGCTGCTGCGCCAATGACTGTCGCAGGGTTAGCCTTTGCCAAGTATTTATTGTTGTTAGTTACAGCGATAATGCTGCTCATAAACCCAGCGGCCTTTTTGCCGAGCATTTCGTTAAACTTATTTTTATATGCAGGCATTTCAAGCATGCCTTTTAGTGTTTTAGCCTCTTTTGCAGCTGTGATAGTGTTTTTCTTTAGTTCAATACCTGTTGTAGTCGCCATTATTTTTTACTCTCCTCAATCACTAATTCTTTATTTTCAAAGTCGATGTGTATGTTATGAGCCTCTGCTTTATGCTTGTTTTCCCTTACCGCTGTAGTTTTGATTTGAACTTTAAAGTCATAAGGAACAGCCTCGATAATTTTTCTTAAATCGTGAACATGCATTTATTTCACCTCAAAGCGTCGGCTAGGCTCACCCTGTTTAATGTAATTGGTATACATTTCTGGGTGATCGCTCTTAAATTTCTTACTATCAAAAGTCTCTCGAGGCTTGCTCGATTTCCAGCTCACATAATGCTCACCACATGAGCCTTTTTCGTTTTCACCTAGAGCGTCTTTCAAGAGGTT